AGCAAAAAACGCTGTGCTAGCCAAACTAGGACTAACTGCCGACGAAGTAGCCGCACTACTTAGTTAATGAGATGGCGTTACATGATCGGATACGTGCTATTTATTGCCGTAGTTTTGTGGGGTTGTAGTGGTTGCACAGTTTCTAAAACGAATATCGAGTACCAATGCTTTACAAAGGCCGCTTGTGATTAAGACACCGGAACAACAGCACGCAGGTTTAATAGTTTTTGTTGGCCGTTTAATGGCTATCTGTTTTTCGTTTACCGTCATGGCATTTATCTACGGCATTTTATTTGTAGACCAGCCTACGGAACAGGCACCCACAGACGCTCAACTAATTGACCTACTAAGCACGTTGCTAGTTTTTCTTACTGGCACACTTAGCGGGTTGGTTGCGTCTAACGGCTTAAAGAGTAAGCCCGGTTCGAGTGCATCCACCGATTAAAAAACTGGTTTTACCCGCCAATTTGGCACACGTTAAGCCGGGTGAACTACCAGCCAGCCTGCTTGTGGATATTAAACCGTTTGGGAAATTGCACCCATTAGCAGCCAACGCATACAACGCAATTAGAGCTGCAGCGTTCGCCGCTGGCATAAAACAATTTAAGCCAACTAGCGCGGGTGATACTTACCGCAGCATTGCGTTACAGCGTCAAGGGTTTTTAGCGCGTTACCAACTGGCACCAATAGAGGGCGTTAAACCTCGAGTGTACGAAAACAAGAATTATTACCTAAAACCCGGCAACGCACCTATGGCAGTACCCGGCACGTCACGCCATAACCTTGGGTTGGCTGTAGATTTTGCCAACATGTCAGGCGAAACATTTACCTTTATGTGCGACGTAGGCCCATCGTTTGGCTGGTCATTAGAGGTAATGCCAGCCGAGCCATGGCATTGGTTTTACTGGCCCGGTGACAAAGTACCGCCAGCGGTAACCCAATACCTACAAGGATTAGCGCCAGCATCCCCCACCGCGTAACACGCGCCTACTACCGTTTTGCTACCGACGAAAAAAGGTTTACCGCGCATGACTGAATTACAAACCTTTACCTATGAAGCATTTGTAGGCAAACTAGATAACGGGCGCGAAGTATTAGTACAGATTTTTAGGAACCCCGACACACTCGAAGTATTAGCCAGCCAACTTGCGTTTAAGACCATTGCCGGCGGTACATGGCAAACGCCCTACCAGTTAGAGAAACTATGACCATCGCACTTAAAGCAGCGTTTACCGCGCTATTTACCATTACAGCTGCCGGCATTGCATACCTATTGCCTATGCCTACAGACCCCGCATTAAGCCGCCCCGTAAGCCCTACAACCGTTTACGTGGCAACCCCACCAACTACCACGATGCCCGCATACGTGAACACATGCACGCAGGTAGCCGTATTAGCCCTAGCCGAGGGTTTACCTCAAGATCAGTTAGAGACAGCGCTAAAAGTGGCTAACCGTGAAAGCCGATGCACAAGCGACGCGTTTAACGCCTACGACACCAACGGCGGTAGTTATTCCATTTACCAAATTAACGGGTATTGGTGCCGCCCTAACAAGTATTGGCCTACTGGCTGGTTGCAAGCCAAGGGCATACTCGAGACGTGCGACGATCTTTACGACCCAACAATTAACACACGTGCCATGGTTGCTATTTGGCGTAACAGCGGTTGGTTACCATGGAATACAGCGAAGTAAAACAGTACATAGACCCCGACAACTCACTAAGCGAGGAAAGCAAACGCATGTTAGACCCGACAGCAAACGCAATGGCAAAACACCAAATGGCCGTATTTGACCTAATAGACGAAATATGCAGGCCCGCACATATTCCCTACAAGCCCAAGCATGCAGACCTAATAGCGCGCTTAAAACTGTTAGCAACTGACCTAGACCTAAGCGGTGATGAGGCAGGCTGGCAGGCTATTAGCGAGGCTGTAGAGGCGTTAGGCGGCTGAAATGACGCTAATTACGCTTACACCAAAACAGGTATTAAATGCGCGCGACGTGGCCTACAAAAAGGCTATGGAATGTGAAGCGGGAAAAATGAAAAACCGTTACAACGTGCCAGTAGCCAGTACAAGTTATGACCGACACCTAAAAGGCTGTTACGGCGAACAGGCCGTAGCTGCATACCTCGGCGTCGAGTGGGGCTTTACCGCCTATGACCCCAAGGCCAATGACGTGGCAGGTTACGAGGTGCGCGCCACATACCATGCCAACGGGCGTTTGCTTACACATGCCGAGGATAAAAACGGGTTATACATTTTGGCGATCATTGACCGCGACACCTACACCGTAAACCTTGCCGGCTGGTCAAACCTGAAACGCTGCAATACGCAGGGCCGTTGGGCAACTGATCTACCGTTAGCGTGCTACGCCATGCCACAAGCCGAGTTATGGCCTATGGAAATGTTGCCCGCAACCGCGCTATACGCATCTGCTATAAATAACTAATTCACCCGACTAACAGAAAGCCCCCGACCATGAAACCATGCCGTAAGTGTGGCGTAATTACATACGCCTACAAAGTAAGTAAAACGCAAGAACACTATTTGTATTTTCACCCCGGCACATGCAAAAAGGACTGGCGCTAATGGCCTTTAACATTGACAACTACGTAGACGTACCAACACGCCTAGCCGAAGCATTGAAGCGCTACCCCGATCTACGCATACAAGAAACCAACGCCGAGGTAGTTACCATGCCGGATGGCTCGACGTTCTACCGTTGCACGATCACCGTATGGCGCGACGCCAGCGACCTAATTCCAAGCATTGCTACAGCTGCCGAGCCTTACCCGGGCAAAACACCGTACACCAAAAACAGCGAATTTATGGTGGGCATGACTAGCGCGTTAGGGCGTGCGTTGGGTTACATGGGTTTTGGCATAAACAAGAGCATTGCAAGCCGTAATGAAATTGAAGCCCGGCAAGACCCTAAAAAACCTGATGCACAAATAGCACCTATAAGGCGTGAAACGTCTAGCGCGCATCCTAAACAGGCCAGCCAAAAACAGGTTTACTTTATTAAGTCATTGGCTAAAGGCGCGGGGTTTGATGAAGCCGCGCTACACGATTACATTGCAGCCACATTGGATAGCGACGCTGTAACACTCGAGACGCTTAACCCCGAGCAGGCCACGCAAGTTATTGACGCGTTAAAGCATTTGCCAAGTAGCAAGGCCGACTAATGAACTGCATTAAATGGTTTTTGTATTTTAATTTCTTACTTATTGGCGTTGGGTTAATTCTTACTTTGTGTATTGCGTTGTTTGATGACCCGCGCAAAATTAATGGCCGTAAACGAGGGGGTAGCAAATGACTATTGGCCAACAATTAGAACTACTTACGCGCATGGTGCGCCTCATTGAGGAAATGCAAAACATGCAAGTTGATTACCTAGGCAAAGATAAAGTAGTGCAGCATTTGCGTTGGGCTACCGAGCATGTTTCTAATGACATTTGGGCGCGCACAATTCACAAAGATTACAAATATGAGGTAGCCAATGGGGATGCTTGAAGCGCAATTTAAGAACAGCGTTATAGACATTGCTACCCGGTACGGCTGGATGGTTCACCATGACTTACCAGCAATGAACAGGCGCGGCAAATGGGCTACACACATACAGGGCGATAGCGGTTTCCCCGATTTGGTGTTACTGAATAGCAAGGGTGTGCTAGTTTTCGCAGAACTTAAAACCGATGTGGGCGTAGTACGCAAAACACAAGAGAAATGGCTCGAGCGTTTAGACAAAGCGGGCGTAATTGTGCAAGTGTGGCGCCCTAATCAGCTGCCAGTAATCATACGTTTTCTAGCCAGCGCGTAAGCGTCTAGGACTAGCCAAGCCCTAAGCCCGTTGCACGGTAGTTGGGAACATACGGCAACGTAGGTAGTACGCCATGCCCGTAATCATGCGCGACGAAATGACCGAGGCCGCTGGCGTGGCAGCCTGTAAACATAATCAGGCGTAAGTAAGTGGGTTCGGGTTAGGGCAACCCCGAGGGTGGGGCTTTAGCGCATTAGGCTTTACATGGTGTAAGCATTGACATACACATAACAAACACGTACATAAAGGATTAGCCCGGCATGATGACTAACCAAACAACAACACGAGCAAGGCGCTTGCGCCGCGCTAGCACAAGCCGTAGGCGCGTGAGCAATGCCAAGTAAACAACAAGGGCCACGCCCTCGAGGCCAAGCCGACTACAAAAAAAACAAACGCATACTGTTAGCAGAGAATCCGTTTTGCCATTGGTGCGGTATGCCAGCAAGCGAAGCCGATCACCTTATAGAAGTAGACCGAGGCGGTGATAACTCGCTAGAAAATATGGTAAGCGCGTGCAGAAAATGCAACGCAGTACGTGGTAACAAGTACCGCGCAGCTCGAGACGCCGGCAGATTAAGCGACGCAAACCCAACGCCAGTAAGAAAAACAAACGACGAACACTCACAGCGTTTTTTTGGGGAAACAACAGAAGCCCCCGTCTCCCCCTTTTCTATATCCCATAAGGGTTTTAGCGAACTGGCGCTAACTGGCCACGATCTACCCCGATTAGAAACGACCACGCACAGTGAGCACCAATCTGCCGCTAATGAAATTGGGGCGTTTGCTAAAAACATTTTGGGCGTAAATTTAATGCCGTGGCAGTACCGCGCATTAGCCGGCCAAACGTGCGTAGGCGATGATGGCGCACGGCCTCGAGTGTCGTTAGTTTCTGTTGCGCGACAAAACGGTAAAACGGTTGCTATTGCCAGCCTTATTGGCTGGTGGCTTGCTACACAGGGAAAAGAGCGCGGGCAACCTCAAACCGTTATTAGCGTCGCGCACAAACTTGACTTAGCCACCGCGCTGTTTAATTATTTGGCGCCAGTACTTGAGGCTAAATTTGGTGCCGAGGTTTCATGGTCTTATGGCCGGCAGAAACTCACTATGCCCGATGGGTCAATATGGCACGTTAGAGCTGCAACACCGGGCGCGGGTCACGGTTACAGCGTGGATTTGCTTGTAATAGATGAGGCGTGGGCGGTATCCGAGGAAGCCATAGATCAGGGTTTGCTACCTACGCAACGTGCGCGTAAAAACCCTTTATGTTCTATGTGGTCTACCGCTGGCGATCAGTCGAGTACGGCAATGTTGCGTTGGCGCGAACAGGGCTTGCGCGCAATAGATGCAGGCGTGCCGGGTGCTTTATATTTTGCCGAGTGGTCACCAAACCCCGCCACTATGGATTTAATGACGCCAGCCGCATGGGCTTACGCAAACCCTGCGCTAGGTCATACCTTGGAAATGGAAGTAATCCAAGGCGAAAGCGAAGCGCCAAACCGTAACGCGTTTTTAAGAAGTTCGGTTAATACTTGGACTGCCAGCGCCTCATCGTGGCTTGAGCCGGGGCAGTTCGCTGCATGCCTCACTACAGATACCGCACCCGCTGGCGGTGTTTTGGCTGTAGAGGTAGGCGAGGATAACGCCCTATTTTATGGCGTGCGTGCCGTGATCTCGGGAACTAAAACCCATGTGGTAACCGCGTTTGTGGCCGACACTATGGCCGAAATGTGGCGCAACGTGGAAGCCGAAATAGCCAAGGCACCAAACATAAAACTTGCCATAGTGCCATCGTTAGAGGT